ACACTTGAAAAAGGAAAAGCGATAGTATATGACGGAACATATACAACAGCTACAAAATTCGGAGATGAAGTAATATATACAGAACATAGTAATACAGAAACAAACACACAATATATAACAATTTAATTATGGCTTATAAAAATACAAATGACCATTTACAAGAAATGTTAGGTAAAAAAGGTACAATTGAAGTTTTTACAACTGCGGCACAAACAAGTAAAGATTTTTACGCAATACATTTTGTAAATGAAAGCGTTATTACTAATTGTACTATAACAGGTGCAACTAATGACAGCAATTTAGACAGTAAAACAATACCAGCAGGAACAGTAATTTTTGCACCATTTACAGCGATAACTTTAACAAGTGGTTTAGCAATAGGATATAACAACTAAGATATGTTAAATCAAGCATTAGTATTAAAATCTAAGGTTAGTAGTGGTTTTGCTATTACAGATATTGAAACCTTAAAAGTATGGTTTAAATTTAATACAGGTCAAGGTGCAATAGCTGATGGCATACAATGGGATGATAGTAGTGGTAATAACAACCACGCAAGTCAAACAGCAGATGCACAAGAAGGTAGTGGATTTAGTGGTGGTGGTTTTGTAACAGATAGTGATAATAATGATAATTTAGATTTTAGCACAACATTTACTGATAGTGGTGATTATCATGTATTTATGGTATTAGATTTATCAGAAGAAAATAGTGAAACCTTTATTAGTAGTGCAGATAATACATCTTTTATGCGTTTTGCACAAGGTGGTACTGCTGAAGCATTTAGAATGAAAAATGGTGGTACTACTTTAAATATAACACTTTCAAGTGGTTTTGGAACTACAAAAGCGATTGCAGAAGTTACAAGAAATTCAAGTAATGTAGTTAGGGTTTTAAAAAATGGTGTTTCTTTAGGTAGTGGTACTGGTAGTGGTACATTTGGCTTTGAACAAATTGGTGCATCATCAGGTGCATCATCTTTAACAACAGCAACAATATTTGAAGTGGTAATATTTAGTAGTGCATTATCTAGTGCAGATGCTACAAAAGTACGTAATGATATTGCAGACAGAAATAGTATAAGTTTATAATTATGGATAATAATAGATTATTACAAGTTTATTTAAAACAACAAACAGCACCTAAATTTGCAGAAAATCCTGCAGATAATTGGGTACAATATGGAGATGGAGAATATAGAAATACATATCCTCAATTTCTTATAGATATATATAATTCTAGTGCAACACATTCTGCGATAGTCAATGCGACATCTTCAATGATAGCAGGAAAAGAAATTTTGATAGAAGAAAAAGGAAATAATTTAGGAACATTTGTTGAATTAAAAAAATATTTAGCAAATGTAAATAGAAAAGGAGATTCTGCTCATGATTTAATTACAAAATTTGCATTTGATTTGAAATTATTTGGTGCATATGCAATGAATATCATTTGGAGTAAAGATAAAACTAAAATATCAGAAATATATCATATTCCAGTAGAACAAGTACGAGTTGGTAAATCTGGAATGTCAGGAATGGCTGAAGAATACTATGTAAGTCCTGATTGGTCACAATATAGAAAAAAAGAATATTTACCAAGAAGAATTGCCGCTTATAATTCAATGGATAGAAGTGAAGCAAGTCAATTATATTATTGTGGTATATATTCGCCTGGTATGGAATCATATTTTACACCAGATTATACAGCAAGTACCAATTGGATTTTAACAGACCATTTAACATCAGAATTTCATCTTTCGAATATAGCTAACGGATTCGCACCGAGTTTTTGGATTAATTTCAATAACGGTGTTCCATCAGATGAAGAAAGATATAAAATAGAACAACAAATATCACAAAAATTTACCGGTGCAGGTAACGCAGGTAAATTCGTTTTAACATTTTCAGACGATAAAAATAATAGTCCTGATTTACAACCAATAGCATTATCTGATGCTGATAAACAATATACAGTTTTAAATGAATTATGTATCCAAAATATAATGATAGGACACCGTGTTACAAGTCCAATGTTATTAGGTGTTAAAACAGAGGGGCAATTAGGCGGTAGAAATGAAATTATGGAAGCATACGAATTGTATTCAAATACTGTAATACAACCATTAAAAGATTTAGTTTTAAAAGGATTAAAAATAGTTTTAAATGTTAACAATATTAATTTACCGATAACTCTAGGAGAAATAAGTCCTTTAAATTCAATGTTTGATTCTGATGTTCTAACTGATGTCCTAACACAAGATGAAATAAGAGAAAAATTAGGATATGAACCATTAGAAAAAGAAACAGAACTAAATAAATTAGAAAAAACTTGTTGTTCTGTTGAACCAACATTATTAGATAATTTTATAAATACTTATGGAGAAGATATAAATGATGAATGGGATTTAATTGACCAACAAGAAGTAGAAATTGGAGATGAACACGAAGATTTTGATTTCGAATATAATTTAAATGAATTAAATAATAAAATTAATTTTGTTAGAACAGGTGAAGCTAGGAAGCGTGGAAGTAAACAAGATGGAACAGATAAAGATTTTAATTTATATCGTGTGCGTTATAGATATGTAGGTAAAACTAAAAAACATACAAGCGAAAGAGAATTTTGCAAAAAAATGGTATCAGCTAATAAAATTTATCGTAAAGAAGATATAATAAAAGGACAAAAACACGCATTATCAAGTATTGCGGCTAATCCAGGTTTTGGTCCTAAAGGTAAAGATATTTATGATATATGGCTTTATAAAGGTGGAGTTAATTGCCACCATAAATGGGTGCGAGAAATATATTTTAGAAAGTTTGGAACAGGAAAACCAAATTACAATACAGATGAAGTAATTAACAAAACTAAGGCAAGGTCAAGGGGATTCAGACCAGAAGAAAATGACCAAAGAATTTATCAAGCACCGATAGATATGCCTAATCAAGGAAGATTAAACTAATGGCAGTATTATTCATATCAGAAAATAAATTAAAAAAATCTACAACTATCAATGGTAATGTTGATGTAGAATTATTACGACCATATATGAAAGTCGCTCAAGATTTACATATACATACAAAATTAGGAACAGATTTATATAACAAATTACAAGCAGATATTACAGGTAGTTCATTATCAGGTAATTATCAAACGCTTGTTGAAGATTATATACAAGATGCTTTGGTACATTGGACATTATATGAGTCTATTCCATTTTTAGGTTATAAAATAATGAATAAAAATATTGTTCGTAAAACAAGCGAAACATCAGATAGTACAAGCTTAGATGAATTAAATTATTTACGTGAAGTTGTACGTAATACTGCAGAATGGTATACGGAAAGAATGATTGATTGGTTAAGACATAATAATAATTTAGTACCTGAATATAACACAGCAACAAATGAAGATTTAAAAGCATCAAAAAGAAATTATTATTCAGGAATGAATTTAGACCCAATACGAAAAAGACCAGGTGGAATATCATTAGATGATTTTTTAACTCCTGATTTAAGTATTGAATAATGTATAAACCTAAACCAAAAAACATAAAAAAGTTAAAAGCATATTTAAAAAAGCAAGATGAAAGAAATAGCAACACAAAACGCAGACGTACTAGGTCTAAATAGTATTACACTTTTTATAAGTTTTACAGAAGTAGAACAAATACTACAAATTGTATTATTGTTGCTTTCTATACTTTATACTGCTCAACGTTTTATTGATTTTAAGAATGGCAAGAAGGGTAATAAGTAGTTTTATCGAGAAACCTAAAATAAAGCGTAGAAAACACTCTAAAAACGCTTCAAAAGGACAAAAAGGATATAAAAAAAAATATAGAGGTCAAGGAAAATGATTCAAAAAGATTTAACATTATCAGTAGGTAATATAATTTGGATTATTGGTATAATTTTTACTATGGGAATTGCTTATAGTCAAATTGCACAACTTGATGAAGATATTTTAGTACTAGAAAAACGTCTCGAAAAAAAAATTAAAGTAATAAATGAATGTGAAGATAGAATTGTAGAATTAGAAAAAGAATTAGCAACATACAAAAACTGTAAATAATGGAAGAAATTTTCAGATTAGTAGAAACATACGGTATTACATTAGTTTTATTATTAGGTAGCTGTTACGCACTTTACAAATTTTTTGTTTTTTCAATATACGAGGTAAAGACGCAATTTTCAAAATACCACGAAAATAATGCTAAAGATATGCAGTATATCAAAAGCAAGATAGATACTATTTTAGAGTTTATAAAAAAGAACAGCTAAATGGATTTAGTTGTATATAGATTCAGTAGTGAAAAAGATTGCACTAATGGAATACTTTTCGAAAAAACCGAAAGCTTTGGACTTCGGTTTTTGTGTTATACACTAGAAGATGAACACAGAGTTCTTAAGGTCAAAGGCGAAACAAGAATACCAAAGGGTAAGTATTTTATAAATTAT